TTCGGGTTTAGGGAACAAATAAAGATCCGGAATTACATGGAAACTGACTCTGACCGAAGCCAAAGTCTCTCTAGAAGATTATATAGGTCCACCTCGTTTGTGGGGTCATCTACTTCCTAGTAGATGCATCACAGTGTTCCTTGAGGACTGACACTGTGGACTCCCTCTTCAACGGGAGTTTAGGCACAAAAACCGACTCATCGTCTGATGTCGGTTCGGAGACACTAACTACAGTCTCCTTTGCTCTCTCCTTCTTTTCCTTCTTGTCCTCCTTTTCGGCCCGCGATCTAGAGAGCTCTAGATCCTTTCGAAGGGGAATACTCTTCACATCCCTCGAATAATCCTCTATACCTAGGAATGTCGACATACGCGCCGCAACATTCTCTATAAGTATAGCAACAACCACAGCTCCAGCCCACGCGGTATTAATCATCAGATAGAAATCGGATATGATTTCCCTCATCTGATACGCAAAGGACTCAACTCTAAAGAAGGCTGTAGTGATATTTTCATACCAGCCTCCTAATGTTGCAACAGGATTGGAAGTCCAATATTTCTTAATCTGGACTCGCTCATGACCACCCCCTAGCGTAGTGCTATAGGTGGGAGACTGCATTGCAACCCGAGCTGTTATCTTCCATTGATCTGAAACAGTAGGCATCTGCCAAAAACTTGAGGGGCAGGACTCTACCGTCGTGGAAGATGATGTACCGGCATCAAAGACGACGCCCGGTTCGGCCGAAATTTGACCTACACCTCCGACATTTTTGTAAATAAACTTTGTTGATGATTGGTCAGAAGTTACGGTAAGGAAAGGTTCGTCCCTATTGCCAGAAAATCGTGAAAAGGCATAGGGAGCCGGAGCTGGAACAGAATTCAGCTTCCGGGAAAATCGTCGTATAGACCATCGTTGTTCCATGGTACCATATTCGGTACCAACGACGATATTCAAACCTGCGAGGACAATTACAACTCCTTGGTAAATAAGATTGACATCAGCAGTCGATGCCGCATCAACAAGGAGTGGGGTAGTGGGAGTTTTCAGTTTAAATTCGAAGATTTGGGGACGACCATCAGAACGTCCTCTCATTACAAAATCTGTACGAAAGCGAGCAGATCTTGCTCGAGCAATTCGTTCAGAATTTGACATTGAAAGAACACGCTGAAGGGACCCCATGTCCTCTTCATAATAAACTGTGACCACACCCGTGGTCTGCGCACTACCTCCCGATTCGAATGCTAATTTCCAATCAAGGAATTCGAATCTTGTCCAACTTCTCGAATCAAGATCCAATGCACCTCCTGGTTTGACGATGGAGGGATTTAATGGAATAGATTGTATTACGGTACCAGCGGCGACAGAAGTTGTCGTAACAGTACCAGTATTTGAAAAGGATAAGACCCCCAAATACTCATGATTCGAGTCCGTATCGGACTGCTTACGGAAAGTTTGTTTCGTTTCCCGATACGGTGCCATGAGAGGAATTGAACCATTGCCTCTCGATTGTTTTGTGCCTTTACTCTTCCGTCTTCCAGCCTGTCCCGAGGACCTCGGCTGACGAAGAGTAACCACCTTACCCGACTGTAACCGTTGACCTTGTGGGGCAACGACCGTAGCGGAGGTGGTTTTGGGTATGAAGCTTCGATACTTCTTTTCTCTCTGGGGTAACATTACTACTGGGAATGACATGTTTTCGTGGAGCCCCCTACATGAGTGCGGGGTGTTTCCGCAGGGCGACTGTACATCTTATTTCATTAGGGCCGTGCAGTCTGTCGGCATTTAGGATTTCTCCCTTTAGCACGGAAGTATTAAGTGAGACATTTGGTCTCACACCGTTTTGGCCTACCGGAGCTGAAATAAGACCCACTCAATTCTCGACCTACTGTTCCCCTTACGGTTTCCAGTAGTTGGAGTCCAAACCAGGTAACCTCACCAGAACACTGGCCTATTTGAGGGTTTTAAACTTGGATTCCTCCATCGATGGTGCTACTGTTTAACGAGGGTGCACCACACAAGTGAGCTTTCACTCACCTGGCTATACGCCTCGGGGGCTCAACACTACTTTAGCAGCTCCTAGAAAGCCGAATGGCCCGGAGCTCCTCTTCTTCAGGTTTTGGATCTGCCTGAAGGGAGTCAACCTTTCGTAACGCACTACCAGAGAGGTGGGAAACCCATCTTGGCTGATATCCATACGTGCGGCGCCACCCGACTGGTCCAGAAACGGAATAATCATCGTTCTGGAGACATTGATCATAAAACCAGTCTGGATAGTCTTCAGAAATAATATCTTCGAAGACTTCGGCGGAAGGATTATATTTCTCGACCATTTCTGGGGGGTTTATGGATGTTATGAGATATTTTTCTGTAGTTCTCCATTGCATCGGACGATTTCCATCTTCGTCCTCCAAGCTTGTATGATCTGTTCTAGAAACCTCCTGTCCTTTCATGTAAGAGGAATATTTTCTCTGCCAAAGAGAAATATTCTCCTCTGCAGGGATCTCTCTCTGCAGCTTTCGGGAAAAAACTTTTGCTCCGAAAGCTTTGAGGCCAAAACCTCCACTACTGACAGGAAGGAACAAGCTTTTCCTCTTCTTGGTTAGAAATTGGATTTCTTTCTTATGGTAAAAGATGAATCTCTGCAAAGTTCTTGTGGGATTCAAGCTGCCACGAAGGCAGAGTTCTAATGTAGTGATTACGGGAGGACGACTGTTGTCCGATCCCGCTTTTGATGCCTTATGACGGCCAAAGAGAAGGCCAGAACGAAAATAGGGAAGAACAGACTCGTCCTTCCGATCGAAAAGCTCGCTATTTATCATAAAGAAGCGAGGGTCAACATAGTTCTTGCCGACCGACTTTTCGAATCCGTAGAGTGATAAGGCCATTTCCC